ATAACAATTCTTATGCTATGGCTTATGGTAAGAACTTTAAAAAACCAGCTATCGGATGCGCTGTTATATTTAATGGCGAGTATGCTCTTAATATACCTATGAATCTATGATTGAAAAGATATTCAAAGACCATTTAAAATGGATAAACACAGTTAAAAAAATGGGTGCTAGCCAAGAGGAGGCTGAGGATATTGTAGGCGATATGTATCTAATTATTAGCAGGATGTTAAACAATGGCTTGAATATCGAATATGGCAATCAGGTTAACTATTACTACATCTATAAAACTTTACGTACTTCTTTTTTAAAATTACAGAATTTAAAGACAAAACAAAACAATATATCGTTAGATTATTTAAGAGATGAAATAGACTTCAATCTGGAGTGTGATAGTTATGTTGATTTTAATGAAGCAAAGGATTTGATAGATGAAAAGTTAGATAACCTCGAATGGTATGATAGAACTATCTATAAAGTAATTGAAAGCGGTGTATCGTTTACTAAACTATCTAAACAAACTAAGATATCCTACCATCCAATCTATAACACGTACAGAAAGGTAAAAGACAAATTAAAAGATAAATTAGATTTATGAAGTTAGGAGATTTAATAGAACGCATCACATACTATACTGGTATTAAATGGCTCGTGCATAAGATATGGGGCAAAGATTGTGGATGCGACAAAAGACAAGAACAACTAAACGATATAGAACTTTTTTAATATGGTAAATTACGAACAAAAAGAAAAGGAGGGTTACTATGATACAATAGATAAACGCTCTAAGGAATACAAAGAATACAAGCAATGGAAAAACGAGCCAAAGCATACTAAGGAATATTTACTCTGGCAAGATGTTAAGAGTAGAATCACCTCTAAAATGAATAGGAATGACTATAAAATACTTTGTGAGTTGCACAGCGAATTATTTAAGCATAAGTATTACGAGCCTTGCACATGTAGTCCTAAAAAAATACGTCAATGGATAAAAGAGGTTGATAATCGTATTATATAATTAAAAGTTAAATTCTATTAATTATGGATAAGAGAAAAAACAATGGAGGTCATAGCACAAAAGCAAAGGGATTTGATAAAAGAAAAAACGAATATAAAACAGTTTTAGAAAATGCCTTAACATCAGATGACTTACAGAAAGTCGTTAAGATGTTATTCAATAAATCTATAAACGATGAAGATGTAACTGCCTCAAAAATATTACTTGAATACTATTTAGGCAAACCAAAAGAAACAATTGAAACAACACATAACATAAACGACTTCAACATAAAAGATATTGTTAAATTTAAATAGAAAATATGAGAATTTATTTAGTAGTGATAGCAGGTATTATGTTGTAAGTGGTGGTAGAGGCTCAGGTAAATCATACTCAGTAAATAGTTTTTTATTAATACTTACTTATGAAGTAGGTCACGTTATTTTGTTTACAAGATACACGCTGACATCTGCTCATATTTCTATTATTCCAGAATTTATAGATAAGATTGAAACAGCCGATTTAAGACAAGATTTTCACATAACTAAAGATGAAATAATAAATTTAAAAACAGGCTCTAAAATCTTATTTAAAGGTATTAAAACAAGTAGTGGAACTCAAACAGCAAACCTAAAATCTTTGGCTGGTGTTACTACTTGGGTATTAGATGAAGCTGAAGAATTAATAGATGAAACCATATTCGATAAAATAGATTTTTCTATTCGTGCAAAGAACTTACAAAATAGAGTAGTGTTAATTTTAAACCCAGCAACCAAAGAACACTTTATATACAAACGTTTTTTTGAAGGTAAAGGAGTTGAGGCAGGAAGCAATATAATAGAACAAGATACAACCTACATACATACAAGTTATTTAGACAACTACAACAACCTTTCAGAAAGTTATATCAATCAAATAGAATTGATGAAAACAACCAACATCAACAAATACAATCATGTTATTATGGGTGGTTGGTTAGATAAGGCTGAGGGCGTTGTGTTTACTAATTGGAGTTTTGGAGAATTTAACCCTGATGGTTTACAAACATCTTGCGGAATGGATTTTGGTTTTTCTGTAGACCCTGATACATTAACAGAAATTGCTATTGATAAATCTAAGCGTAAAATATACGTTAAAGAACATTTGTATAAAAATGGTTTAGGAACTACAGAATTAGCACAATTGATTTTATCTAAGGTAGGCAAAAAGTTAATCGTTGCTGATAGTGCTGAGCCAAGATTGATATCCGATTTAAAATATAAAGGTGTTAATATAAGAGCTGTTAAGAAAGGAACTATTGAAAGTGGTGTAACTACTATGCAAGATTTTGAAATCATAGTAGAGCCAAACAGTAGCAACATAGCAAAGGAATTAAATAACTATGTTTATTTAGACAAAGGTAGCAAATTATATGTTGATGACTACAATCATAGTATTGATGGTATTCGCTATAATGTGATTTACAATTTAGACAATCCAAACAAAGGAAATTATAACATAAGATAAATGGGAGTAGAACAAATGATAGCAATAATTGAGTCTTATATCCACCATAAAACAGGTAAAGAAGTACGGATATCTAAACCTAGAACACCACAACAATTCCTTAAACTTACTAAGGCTTATGAAAGTTGTTATAGATATTTTATAAAAAACTAATAAAAAAGTATTAAATAAGTATGAAGATAGAGATAAATGTACCAACATCATTAAGTGAGATTGCTTTAGGGCAATATCAAAAGTTTGTAAGTATTACAGAAAATAATACAGATGAGAATTTTATCAATAGCAAAATGATTGAAATCTTTTGTGGTATTCCTTTAAGTGATACCTACAAGTTAAAGATGAGTAGTGTGGTTGCTATTACTGATATACTAATAGACCTACTACAATCAACCCCTAAAGATGTAGAGCGTTTTAAAATGAATGGCATTGAGTATGGGCGCATACCTGATTTAGATGAGATGAGTTTAGGCGAGTATATTGATTTAGATAATAATTGTTCGGTGTGGGATAGTATGCATATCGCTATGAATGTACTTTACAGGCCTGTAAAAGACAGTAAAGATAAGTTGTATAATATTGTAGAGTACAGCACANNTAACCCTGAGCGAATGAAAGATATGCCTATGGATGCNGTGNTNAGTTCCCTTTTTTTTTTAACCAATTTAGGGATAGAATTATCACAGCATACGATTCTTTATTCGGACAATCAGGAGGGGGCGGAGATTACTCAGCTACAGCAAATTTTAGCAGAAAATGGGGGTGGTATTCATCACTTTACGGACTCGCTAAAGGAGATATTAGACGGATTGAAGATATCACTAAATTAAATGTTCATAACTGTTTTACTATGCTTTCATTTGAGAAAGAGAAAAGCGAAATAGAAGCAAAGCAAATAAAAAGTAAATTTTAAATGAAAGGATTTTATAATGTATTAGAAACTATTAAGAATCAATTGCTATCTGATGAAGATTGTAAAACGGTTACTACTGGAGATATCACAAGAATAGATTTAAGTAAGCAAACGATGTTTCCTTTGTCGCATATAATCGTTAATAATGTTTTAAATAATACAACTACATTAAGATTTAACCTATCAATATTGGCAATGGATATTGTAAACGTATCTAAAGAAGAAACAGTTGATATATTTAGGGGCAATAACAATGAGCAAGATATACTTAACACGCAATTAGTAGTATTAAATAAGTTGGTTGAGATTTTAAAACGTGGTGACTTATATAGTGATTTGTACCAAGTAGATGGACAGGCTAATTTTGAGCCATTTTATGATAGGTTTGAAAATGAAGTAGCAGGATGGGCATTGTCTTTTGATGTGTTAGTACCAAATGATGTTTCGATATGTTAGATAATGTACATGAGGAATTGAATAAGTTTGCAAAGTATGTGATACAACAATCACGTACTAATCTAACTAAAGGTAAAAAAAATAGTAGTAAGGAGTTATACAATAGTTTAAAGTCTGAAATTAAAGTAAGTAAAAATAGTTTCCAATTATCTTTTTTTATGGAGGATTACGGAATATTCCAAGACAAAGGAGTTAGTGGGGTTAAAAAGAAATACGATACACCTTACAGCTATAAAACTAAGATGCCACCACCAAGCAAATTGGATAAGTGGATAGTAAGAAAAGGAATAGCCAAAAGAGATGCTAACGGTAGGTTTATTAGTAGAAAGTCGTTACAGTTTCTAATAGCACGTGGTATTTTTAACAACGGTATAAAGCCAAGCCTATTTTTTACCAAACCATTTAGAAAAGCATTTGACAATATAGATAAAGAGTTAGTACAAGCGTTTAGATTAGATGCTGAAAAGTTATTAAAAAATAGTATAAATAATTAATTATGGCAGTAATAAATGCACGAAGTCCTTATTATGTATCAATTACAGATGCAGCAATATCTTATGCAACTTTAGAAATATATATTTATAACGGTACTAAAACAGCGACTACACCTATTATTTATAATTTACGAAAAAATAAGATAGGTAGTAATACAAGTGTAAGTTTTGAAATTTCGGAACTAATAAGGGATTTCTTAGACTTAAATTTTAACGGTGACTATGATGTTGCTGCTACATCCGATAACGCTTGTAAGTGGGTTAAAACAATTATAAAGGCATACAATGTAAGTGATGTACAGGTAGGCTCTACAGTTACAGAAACTAAATTAGTCTTAGATAGTTACGGTTATTTTGAGGA